AGTTCAATGCCAAACTTAGTGGGGGCAATATCCCCCACTTTTATCTCATTTACTGTTAAGTAATTCATTTTTTCTTGCTTTTAGTTGGTCCTTGATAAATTTGTTGGTTTCAATTTTGTGCTTATTGGTATCATAAACTGCTTTGAGTTCAATAATGTTATTTGCCTTTTTTATTGCAATTGCCAGTCTACCAATGCTCAAATCTTTTTCTTCCTCGGTTTCCTCAATAACCTCAACCGATTCAACCTCCATTTGTGGCAATGCTTCAACCATTGTCTGCAATGCCACTGTGGTTGCATTAGGGATTGATTCTGCCTCTGATTCATCAAGTACACCTAATCCTAAGAGGTCAAGGGTTGCCCTCCGTTTTGCCTTGGTTTCCGCCTTCATGATTGCGTTTGCATACATCTCACCTTTTAGACCTGCAATGTTTACTGCCCCAATAGATTCCGTACACCTACCATCGGGAAGGGATGCCTTAGAGGTTACGATGTAAACACCTGCTTCTTGGTTTGTATCTCTACTGGTAATCAAGTGTGATACCTTGTGCAACTTGTTAAGTTGTTGCGTACCACTTCTTGTACAATAGAGAACCTCTTTGCCGTTCAATCGGAGGATATCAAAAGGTTTTGTAAATGGGTCAAGTCCCATCCTTTCGCAATATCCGTTATAATACCTAACCTTGTCGTTTGCCGACAACTTGCTCAAGTCCCCCTGAAGTATCAGTTGGTTCGCAATTGATGTCTGTTGATTCTGATTCTGTTGATTCATTGTTTTGTGATTTGATTAAATAAGGAAATGATTTTTCTATTCGGAATGGCATTGAGTTCTGCATCATTGATTTTTGGGTAATGTATATTTCCCATCCTTTAATGGTTTTTAACCCGTAAAAGTAATACCATTGATGCCTTTGCCGTTCTATGCTTTCGTGATTCCTCAAAGGGAAGGCAGTTGCTCTAACTTCACCCCGTACCTCTAAGGTCATCTCTATTCTATCATAATACATAATCGGCATAATATTCATTATCATAATGGGAATCCATCTTGAAGGTATATGCATCCATACACTTCTGTTCTACCAATTCATAAAAATTAGAATGGTATTGAGATTCAATGTTGATTCCGTGATACCCTGGAAATAAAATTTCCCGTACACAAACATCAACCATATCCTCTGTGTCATTAATGGTTGCCGTAACCATTATCATAATATCTGCGATGCTTGACTTTAACCATTCCGCAGGTATGCGGACATTTGTTGTGACTTGTTTTTTCATTGTGATTTGATTTGATTTAAAATTAAGAAACTTTATGTAATATTTCAAATAATTTTTGCATTGTTTGAAGTCTAACCTTACCCGTTTTTTCTGCTCTGTTAATTGTTGCAAGTGAGATACCTGAGATAGATGCTAACTTTTCTTGGGTTACATCTTTTGCCCTTCTTGTTTTTCTAAGTTCTTCTTTTGTCATTGTTTTGTTTTTATTGTTTACGATTCTTTTTCATTTTCTATATCAGGCATAATTACTGACCTTACCCATCCCATTGCACGAAACTTTTCAACTGTTACTTTTAGGTGTTGCAATGCCTCACCTGAATAAATCATGGAATCAATAAGTTCTCCGAGAAGTTTGTGTCTTTCGTAGGTGTTTAAGTCACCCCATTTTGGTAGTTGGTTCATTGTGTTTATTTTTAATTGTGATTAAAACCAGTTATCAGCAGTGCAAAGGATAAGACAAAGGATAATGATTGCGATGGTTTGAAGTGTTGATTTTTTCATTTTTTGTGTTTTAGATTGTGATTGTTTAGTAAAAATAAACATTATTTTCATATAAACAATACTTTTTTAATCTTTTTTAAAATATTTTTTTGCAGTTACCCCAAAAAAGAACCCCCGATATAGATATACCAGGGGTCAAATCACAATTAAAACTATTAAATCATCAGTCTATGTCACTATTAAATAGCGTTTGGTGCATGGATTTTACCGAAAATTCAAGCATTTCAAAACAAAGTTTTTTTAGTTCTTGCACCTTTTCAACCTCCTCTTTGGTCATTGGGTTAGCAGTTTCAAGCATTGTTAGGACCTCAACGGAGGCAGATATGTACTCGGTAAACCTATACCCAACTTCTTCCTCAATATATTCAACCTCCTCTCCTTCGCCTAATATGAGGTCCTCCTCCATAGTTATAGGATTTTTCCTTTAAATATTCTTTTATTTCTTACCTCAAAATCTTGTCCATCTATGTCTACTAATGCAAAACCATGATTCCATTTATTGATGGGAAGGTATGCAGGGTGTAATTCTGATAAGCAACCAAGTGACCAAGTTGTAGTAATTTCCCCATTCATATTGCTTTCAGTGTGTTCTGAAGTTTGATGATTATGTCCCTGCATTGCACTTACTTTTCCCTTTAAGAATAACCCCCTGGCAATGTTTACTGGACTAAATACTGAACCACCAAATTCATGTCCATGAATAATGTTTAAGTCACCTGCCTTGATAATCCTTTTGTCTTTAATTATCTCAATCCCTTCTGCTCTTGACTTTATAATATTTTCCAACTCAAACTCCTCAACTCCAACAATCTCATGTGCCTTCATCCATAGGAAATGAAAATATCTTTCCTCATGGTTACCGATTTTAAAATAAATCTTAGCATTAAATGTCTTTTTAACAACATCCATAAACTCCTTGAAGGTCTTTAATTCATGTGCAAATGACCTTGCTTTAGGGTCTTTAGAAAATCTGCTTAATCCAAAGAAATCCAATGTATCACCGTTCAAAAGAATTGCATCAGGTTTTTCTCCTTTCGCAAAATCAAAAGCACAAGTTAAAGCCTCAATGTTATGGTATGGGATATGTATGTCGGAAAGAACCAACAACCGCTTCGCTTTTAGTTCATAAGGTTGGTATATTGCCTCATCTGACTCAGGCAAATTGTATGGGTTTTTCGGTCTTTCGGGCATCTCTTTTATGATTTTATAATTATTTGATTTACCCATTTTGTTTTCAATTGACCTTAGTGTTTGTCTTGCATTATCTATATTAGAAAAAAGCAAAGGATTATCATTAAACATAATCCTTGAAAGTTTTAAAGTTGGCATATCCCAACCATATTTATCCCTATAGTCTTTTGCTAATTTTGCCTTTGTCATTGGAAATATAAATTTGCTTCTGCCTCCCTTCTTCTTGTAAGACCTGCAAAAACCTTTCCATTTGCTTTATTCCATTTTAGGAACTCAGACCTTATACTCAGGTCATTTGGATTTGCATTAACTTTTTTAAGCAGTGTAGAATTTTTTAAATTAACTACACCGCAATTGTAAGCAAATGAAACTAATGCCCCGAATTGATTAAGTGTAACCATTGATGTAACTAATTTTGAAACCTTATCAGAGAACTCATTTGCTATTAATTCAAACAATTGCTCTGCCTTTTCTTGGGTGATTGCATGACCTGGGAGAACTGGTTTACCATCTTCGTAGAAGGTATTTCCATATCCAATTGTCCACTTCATAGCTGAACATTGATAGGCTTTCAACTTGCATCCTTCAAAGGACTTAATCAAGTCTGCACCTGCTTTGTTTAGTTTCATATAATTCTATCTGTTAGGTATCTAATTAATAACCATACTGCAATCAACGCAAATATCCACAATTGCCTTCTTTTTGCCTTACCTTTCCATTCATTCATCTCATTGGTTAAACGTGCTGAATCGGATTGTAATAGCCTTACACGGGCATTGTCAACAATGTAAGACCTCAACGTATCGTGAATGGTTATAGATTTGACTATATCTCTTGTTTTCCACTTAGTAAAATAAACAGAATTGTTTACTTTTTGCGTATCAATTTGCGTATCTATTCGGATAATTGTATCTACATCAACAATAGTATCTGACTTGATGATGAATGTGGTATCATTAGCACACCATCCACCTTTGACCACAACCTTTGCAACTTCTTCCAACATCTCTTGATTGCGGAGGACTTGCTTAACTGGATTGCAACTAACAAATAAAAGTATTATAAATATATACCTCATTTCCTAAATATTTTCTCAGCAGATGAGAAACCAAGTGCTGATGATACTATGAACGTAACCGCAAATATGGAGGCATCATTAGGCTTTGCAATCATTGTTGCACAAAGTGACAAAGTGCCAATGATGGCACAAAGTCGCTTCATACTTAATCTATTGCTTTCTTCGGTGAAGAATTGCCTCATGATTTTATCTCCTTTACCAATCGGTAAACGTTGTAAATTATTGTAGAGATTCCTGCTAAAATAGCAACAACTACACCGACCTCGGAAAGAGCAATATCTGCCCAAACCTTAATCAGTATAGTCGCTACACACATTCCAATTGATTTGCTATCCATTCTCGTTTTTCTGATTTTGAAGTTCCTCTGCAATCTTTTGGTTAACCTCTTGCAATTGCTTTTGCAAGTATTCCAAATTACTCAAAATGTCGTAGGCTTGTGCCTTCAGTTCTGTTAGGTTCATAGTTTATAAATTTAAGGTAAAATTACTAAATTTAATTTATCCGCAACCCAATTGTAAATCCATTCGTTAATCTTCATTGCAGGTTGGTCACCCCAATTAATGTAGTCTTGTTCACTGATGGTCAAGTTACCCTGAGCAACAGATTCGCCAATAGATTCAACACCTTCAGCATCAATGTTCATAGTGAACATTTGCCAATAGTTAGTTGCTGAAGATTCATAATTGTCATTAATACCAGTCACTTGAAGATACTGTGCTTCCTTGCTTTCGCCATTTACCCATAATGTTACAGGAGAGATTTGTTTTGCCATTTTTATATAATTGTTAGGTTAAGTTTACTTGCTGCCCAATTGTAAATCCAAGCATTTGCATCTACCTCTGCATCCCACAGTGCATAATCAGCACCATTGATTGATAATTCACCAATCAATAATGTTTGTGAATTCGCTTGTTCATCAACAATGATTTCCTCTATTAATTGATATTGAAATATTGCTGAATCAATTAAATTATCTCCCTTAGAATAAAGAGTAAATACATTCGCATTGTGTTGCTCTCCTTGATACCATACTGGTACTGGTGTAATATTTGCCATAATTAATATATTATATAATATGAATTGATATTTGATTCTATCCCTGTTCTATTTGATGACTGAGTTGATGTGTACCATATATGTTCTTGTATGCTTCCAGTTGTCGGCCAAGAGGTGCTATTTCCCCAACCAAAACTAACCCATGAACCAGTACCAGTATAAAATCCTGATGACAAAATTTGTGTATTGTTCCCGTAATTAGTTGTTACTTGTGGTGCATCATTTGTTACTAAAGAAACTCCATTTTTAAATCTACTACTTACTGTTAAGCTATCTGCTGGAAAACTTGCAGTATATCCGAATAAAACATAACTACTTCCACCACCAAAATTTGTTTGAAATGTTGTATCGTTTATTTTAAATACTTGGAAAATTGATAATGTTGAAACATTTATAGCAACATTTAAACTTAAACACCGACCAGATACTCCATCTTGCGAAATTGAAGGTTTCCCGTTAACTAAAAGAACTGCACCACTTGTTACAATAGATGGTTGATTTGCATTTACTGTTTGTATTTGGTTTCTTCCATTTCCACTTTGGTCATACCATGTTCTCACAAAACCATTTCCTACACCAACAAATGTTGTTAATGCAGTTGTATCTAATCCACCACTACCATTAAATCCAATATCAGTTTCTGTATTATCACTTGACCTTCTTACTCTAATTGCAGAACCAGTATAAGCAGTACGCAACTTGCGAAGTGAATATGCAGCAAATGCACCTGGATATGTATCAAGTAGTAATGCTGATGAAGGTGCAGCAGATTTTGAAGATGCTAATATTCCTAAGTTTAAACTCATTACTTATGCTATTATATTTCCAAACAAATACCACTCATCAGTCGATATCTTAACCAAAGTTGCACCACTATATTGTGAGGTTAATTTCAGCGCACCACCTGCACTTCTCACAGTCACTCCACTTGTTGCAACAACTGTGGTTTGCCCTGCGCCATATTGTGCCAAATCAATCTTAGTTCCTATTGGAAAAGCAATTGATGAGTTCAATGGTACTGTCAAGTTATTCGCAGTTGCCACATTCATCTCAACCAGCTTTCCTCTATCTGCTAAAGCAAGTGTATAAGATGCGGTTTGTCTATTTGTAGTTACTGTTTCTTGAAGAACTCCACTTATTGTAACACTACTTGAAAATGTGGTTGCACCAGTAACTTTCATAGTACCCGAAACCTGCAACTTCTCCCCCGAATCAACTGTACTTCCTATAATTAAATTTGAAGTAAGTCGCATTTTTTCAGAGTTCGCAGTTCCAAACATTAATGCTTCTGCACCACCGCTTGAATATGTAGCAAACAACTGTATTCCTTCTGCCGTTCCGTTTATTAACAATCTTGGATTATACGTTCCATCAATAGTTATAAATTGTGCAATTGCTCCTAAAGATGACCTATTTACATCTAATTTATACGCAGGACTTGCAGTTCCAATACCAACATTACCTCCAGTTGGATTTAATACTATCGTACCACCACCACCAATAGTTGTGCCATAACCATCAACATCTATATCTATTCTATCGCTTCCATTTCTTCCAATTAATGGTAAGCTTAAAGTATTTGCAGCATTTCTACCAGTTAAATTATAATTATTTGATAAGTTTATATTTGCAGCACTTACTGTTAATACACCACCAACAGTTACAATACTTCCGCTATCAGTTATTATACTATTCCCCAACGCACTACCACTTGTCCATTTCGGTAGGTAGTTCGTTGTACCCGTTCCGGTTACTGGGTTGGTTAAGACTGATTGGTACTGAGGTATGTTCAATGTACTTCCGACTAATGTTGCTGTCCCACTCGTTCCCGTTGTGGTTAAGGTTAATGCAGATTGCTTATTATTAAAAATAGTCCAATCTGCTGAACTCAATAAACCACGATTTGATGCAGATGCAGTTGGTAAATTGAATGTGTGAGTATTACTTGATGAACTTATACCAAAATCAGTTCCACTTGTTCCCGTTGCAAAATATTGTGCAGTAGTTGTTAATCCATTTAGTGATGCCAAACCACTTGCAAAAGTTGTGCTAACGCTTGAAATGTTTCCATTTTCAGTGTATAAAGTAACTGTTTTACCAGCAGTATTAGCTATTTGTATTTGTATTACTATTCTATCGGTTGCCAATAATGTTACACCAGTTGGAATTGATACTCCCAATTGATAAAGGTCTTTTACATTACCATTTGTTATTTCTTCTGCCGTACCAGTAGCAATAACAGTTATTGATGTGCCATTCCATTTTTCAACAATTGCTTGAACTGTTGCATGAGCAGCACCACCACCTGCCTCAGATAAATATGTTTCAAACACCCAAATACCTGATGGAACAGTTAATTGATTCGGTTGATTTACATCTGTTATAAATGATGCAATTACTCCTGTTGTAGACCTTGTAAAATTAGCAGATGTTCCACTTTGAGCATTTACTGATAATTGGTACATTGTTGTACCGCCAATGCTTCCTTGTGAAATATTTCCATTAAGATAATAAACAGTTCCACCTCCACCTCCACCAACACTTGGAAAAGCTGCCAAAGTTCCATCACCTCTAACATATTGAGATGCACTACCTGCACCAGTTACTGCTATCGTTCCATTGCTTGTTAAAGGTGAATTGCTGACCGAAAATGCCGAAGGCATAGAAAGACCTACTGAAGTAAGTCCAGTGTCCGTATCGGTATTATTTACCCATGTAGTGCCATTGTATTTTAATACTTGTCCATTGGTTGGACTTGTCAAAGTAACATCGCCAAGTTGTGTTAAATTATAATCTCCTTCAGTTGCAACAACTGCACCCGTTCTTCCAAAAACACTTGTAACTGCATCTGTATTTAAATCACTCCAACTTGCAGTAACAGTTCCACCATCTTGTTGATTAAGTGTAAGTGTCTTTGTACTTGTTCCCGTTACTGCTGCACTTACTATACTATCATTATAAGCAGTATTCCAAGTTGCTTGTGATGCAGTTGTAGGTATTGAATATCCACTTGCCAATCCAACTGTTAATGTTCCTGCACTTGTAATTGGATTACCCGAAATGGTTAATCCAGTTGGAACAGACATATCTACCGAAGTAACTGTACCACCTGGTATGCTTGGAAAAGTAGCAAGTGAACCATCACCTCTTAAATATTGTGAGGTAGTTCCTGCACCTGCAACGGATATAGTACCATTTGAAGTTAAAGGACTATTTGATACACTAAATCCACTTGGCATTGATAAACCAACTGAAGTCAAACCCGATGCATCTGCTGCCCAATATGTATCGTAATTAGTATTGGTAAACTTTTTTAATACTTGCCCAGTAGTTCCACCAACGGGAACACCTTGCCCAGGAGTACCCGCAGGACCTTGTGGACCTGCTGCATTGCTTACATTTACTACAATATTTTCACTGCTTTCTGTGACTATTACTAAATCATTCTGAACATTTACATCAATACTCATCTTCTTATGGTTTTGTCACATCATCATAAACAATAAAATCACCTTCCAAATAAGTCTTAACAGTTGTATCGGAGAAAGTTACTTGCATATCCCATACATAATTACCTTTGGCAATATCAACCAACTTGCTAACTGTTACTTGATTATTGCTCACTCCTCCAATTGTTACACCGCTTCCATTTGTTAATGTCAAAGCAAGTACACCTCCACAACCTTTGCGGACTTGAATATAAACAGTTGCACCAAGTAGGCTTATTGGGGTAGTATCTGCCAAAAGAGTAAACACTTGCTTCCAAGTATCATTCCTCCACATTTGTATATCTAATTTCCCAGGTCTAAAATCTGATGCCATTTCTTTTCTTTTAAATAGATTTATGATGGATAAGTGTAATCCGTTGGAACTTCACACCTATTCTGTAAATATGGTAAATCAAGTGAAATCGTTGCACTTACCCCTGCAAGATATTCGGGTTGGTCCTCCGTAAAGAAGTCAAGAGTTACCGAATCTTGCAAAACAAAATCAAAATTATTGTAATTTAATTGTGCAATAATATCTTGTGCCGTTAGTAATTGGTCACTCAAAACCTCTTGCTCATTTGATTGTTCAGGAAGAACCCTATCACAAAAAAACAAGGTGAAGTTTAAGGTTGATGTCTTGCCATTGATAGACGCACCCGTTAAATCAAAGAATAAAGCAGGGTAGGTATTATCTGCACCCCTACTCAAAAAATCAAAAGCGTTGCCGTAAAAGGTTGTCTTGATTTGTTGGTGTGCATTTCCCAAGTCCTCTAGTGTCTTTATAATGTTATTGAGTGTCATATTAGACATAAATTAATGGGGTATTATTTTTATTTCTACCAGTCATTTTCATACTCAATGTGCTTCTCTTAATATTTAGCGAAAATGCTGCTTCTTTTAGGCACTCATAAAATACACCAGTATTTGTATTTAGCAATAACTTAGACATTGGATGCTCACCATTTTGATATTTTCCTTGTCTTGCATTACTAAACTTCTTTCTTGTTTCTTCACTAAATGTTCTATTTTTAGCAATTTCTGACATCTTATTTCTTATTTCTTGAGATAAGGAATGTGGTATATCATTATTTTTTGGCAGCATCAAATTCAACCCTCCATAATCAGATAATGATTTATATAAATTTCCATAATGCGATTCTCTAATTAGTCTGTCATTTAATTCGCATATTTTTATTATTTCAAATTTATGGTTTTCTACACCATGCTTTTCAAATGACCTTTTTAATAACCATTGACTTTTAGTAGCACCAGTTTTATAAAAACTAAATCTTGTTTCTATATCACATGAACTACCAATATAAACCCTATTATTTGGGGAAGTTATTTTGTAAACTCCGCATATTTTTTGCCTCTTTCCCATCTTTTATATGTTTAGGGTCATCCTTTTTTATTTTTTCAAGATAGACTTTCAGTTTCTCTTGGTTCTTTTTTGAATATGTTTTATTCGCCACAGCAACGATTTATGTTACCTTGATATTTTTCTTCAAAAGTTCTATATCTCTCACAATCATAATCCCCTAACCAAATAGTAGTAGTGTAGGCATCATTGTCAGGCACAATAGTATCTACTCCAGTACCTGGGTTTATGTACTCAGGATATTTTGCACTTGCTTGTGATTCTTGCTTTAAGAACTTGATTAACCTTTGCTTGTAGAACTCTGCTCTTGCAGAATACCTATTTGCTACATCTGCCAAATCTGATGCACTTGGTTCTGTTTGGTTATCACCCGACTTCCTTACCACTCCCTTGTTATAAAATTGATATGATAATGCCATAGGCAACTCAGACATAACATAGTAAACAAGGCAAGGTGTTATGTAGGTATTTAGCAAAGTTTCTTCATCACAATTCAAGTCACCGCACTCAATACCATCTTGCAACCTTTCATAAAGTGCAGTACCAAGTGCAGGTAAAATGTAGGCATCCTGAGCATATAATATGTCAGGAAATACCAATTTAGGGTCAACGTTAACATGAAGTCCAGTTCTATCTTTAATCGTATCTACTGA